ATACTAAAGTGTTTGATGTACCGTGAAAGGAGTTACCAAACTCTTGTTCAAATTGGCGTTCTGAAGTATTTGATATCGTTTGTCTTTTCCATTCTTCATCTCGACCAGGAACATCCCACCAATCTACACGAAATGCTTTAAACTCATTTGTATTTTGTACAGCTCCTTCGTATATACGATGAAAAACATTACCGACACCATTCGCGGTCGAAGTAATAATCACCTTTGTCTCTTTACCTGCTGATACAACTGGATATGTTGATGTGTAAAACTGTGCAGCATTCTCAACGAAAGCAAACTCGTCAAGGAAAAGAAGATTCACTGATAGACCACGAATAGAAGAACCAGAAGTCGCTGCTGCAACAATCTTAGTATTATTTCCAAATGTGATATTCCCTTTATTGAGTGCCTTACACCCAGGCTGTAAAAAGAATGGGAGATTCTCAAGTGCTAGTGTGACGCGGGATAACATCTCTCTCGCTGTTGCACCCTTATTCGCAAGGATCGCAATTGTCTTTTCAGGATGAAAGACTGCATACCACAGAATGTAAATAACTGTACTAATACTTTTACCAGACTGCCGACATGCTAACACAATAGAAAATCGATTCTCATTGAAGTGTTTAAACATTCTTTCCTGATATTCGTACGGCTTAAACGAGACTAATCCGCTGTCGAGCGAAATCACTTTAATATACTTCTCAGCGAAATATATCGGGTCTTTCATGCACTTTACGTATTCAGCAACTTCTTCTTGTGTGAAGTTTTGCTGAACTCCATCCCTCTTCACGAGTGGATTTCCTAAATATCCCGCTTCTCCATTAACTATCGTCATTGTTCTTTAGGAATTTTTGCAATTCAGTAGTAGAACCAACGAAGATAGCGTTATTTGTGGTGCTTCCTGAAGCATTTTGTTTTTGCTCTTCAGATTGTGTCAATTCTTTTCTCTTCTTTTGTAGAGTAATAAGTTGATCCATCATATCAGTAGTAGTCTTAAACATACCAGCAAGAACTTCGAATGCTCGAGGATGTTCTGTCTCACTTGCAAGTGCCATCATATTATCAATAGCTTCTTCAGATCTCTCAATTAATGATTTGATCTTCTCTCGTGAGTAAGCATAATCTTCTTCAGTATCAACAACAATCTCTGATTGCGCTACTTCAGTTTTGATCTTCTGCAATTCCTGAGGTATGTGTGTTTGTAGAGCACTCAGTATATCTTCTTTTGACTTAATCATAATATAGCATATTGTTACTATGGACTATCGTCAAACCCGAAGGTAGTAATAGCAGTAAAATTATCTGGTGTATCATCATCTGAGCTCAGCACAGTTTTAACTCTATCAATCGGTTCAGATGCAGATGCAGATGTAGAGTTATTATAAAGATCTATATCAACTATGCGAATAACAGCATTCGGTGAAACACGTCCTGTGAACCTAACTTTAACAACAAAATCAAGAGTATAGATGAGCGTTCTTCTCGTAGTAAAATCACCTTCGTACGAATCTTCGAAGCTTGTGCTGTTTAAAATAATAGGAACATCGACAGAATTACCTGGACCTTCCATATCTTTTATCGCAACAGTATATTCAGGAACGAATGTTGGAACAATCTGCTCGAAGATTTGGAGAGCATCATCTTGGTTTTTAGCAATGATATTGAGTTGCATACCAATATCATATGGTACAGATTGCTTTAAAACATTCTTACTAAGTTCAGTTCCAGCAACATCAAACAATTTCACATTTGATTTGTTCAATGCATTGCTAGTGTTCCTATCAATAGAAGTAATTTCGAAACTCATTCTTGGCAATTTGATCGCCAATTTCTGGTCTTCTAAACTACTATCTTGTTCAATCCTTGCAAGAAACTTACTCTTTGGACCATATGCTAAAGGCACACGCGTTTCACCAACGCCCTTTCTAACAATTTTGAGATTATTAAAAACAGTTCCAAAGACTGCGACAGTCTTCTTTAGAGTTTGATTGTAATAGTGTGTTCCGTCTAACATATTAAGTTACGTCAATTTCTCCGAAAGGATTCATCTCAGAGAAATCTATAAAGTTGTTTCCTGTTATTTCGAAGTCAATGTTCTGTGCATTAGGATCGTTATTGTCCATTGCATTAAACGAATCTTTCAGCGTGATAGCATAAGATGCTTCAGAGTCAACTCCAATTAAATTACCCACATTCACTCCAGTAACTTCGAACGATGTATTAGTATCATCACTCGCCGCAATTCCTACAACATCAACTTCTCCGTCTCGTACTTCAGCAATCTCACCGTTAATAGTAATATTAGGAGAACCAATAATTGTTTGAGTTATATCTTCACCTACTTGGTATGTACCTATTCCATCACCAAGAGTAAGAGTTGTGCGAGATGCAAAGTTTGTCTCAAATGAATCAACTTCCTCAACTCCAGTATCAAGAGCTTCATTACCATATTCAAACAACTCACATGTGAGTTTGTATGTTGGCATATTCTGCAATTGATAGAATGGTGTATCACCATCTACATAACGAATTTCAAATAACCCTTTTACTAAAGGCAGATAAATTAAATCACCTTCATTAGGTCTAATAGATGATGTTGCTTCGCCAAATCTACCGATCAACTGGTCCCATCTACGTCTAGATAGTACAAAACTAATTTGACTTCTAACTTCTAATCCGAACTTACTTAATAGATTGCCATCTCCTTCGAAGCCATCAACGCTATCAACATACATTTCAATTTGATAAGCTTCACCAAATTTACTTAAAGCATCTTCATTGAAGATTTCATTAGTATCGACTATACTTCGTGGAATATAATACGCTTCATGACCGTATATGCGAAGGCTCTCTATAATAATATCTTCATAGAGTGTCTGCTCGCTTGACGTACCGTGCGAAAAGTATACATTTCTTGGCATAATATATTATCCAACAAAGAAGTCTGTTGGAGCTTCATACGTTAATTGCATTGTTTCTTCGATCTTCTCAATATCAGTAATAGCATCATCATATATCTGACGGCCGTTCAGCGTAACACCACCTGGCATTTGCATACCTTCAAACTTAATAAGATTCGCTCCCCACTGTCTTTTAATCAAAGCAACAAGATACTTTTTAAGAAGCATATCATTATAGATATCAGTATATGTTTCAGGATCGAGGACTTCATGACCTTCGACAATGATGTAAATACCTTCTTCCAAATCATCTCCTTCAACATACAATCGATTCTGATGACGAGAGAAAGATGATCTCTGTGACATACCATTGACCTTTAAGTCAATCATTGCCATATACTGCTTAGTCATTTCGTAATCAATCAAACCACCTGGGTTTCTTAGATTGTACATGTCATTAAAGTGCATCTGATAATCAACTGAAAACATTCCGCTCTGTGAAGTTGATGCACCAATAGGAAAGATATTGTTTACAAATATCATCGAATCAGGAATTGTAACATATCCATTAGTTACATCTTCAGCAGTGACCAAATGCTTACGATAGTTGCGAACGATCGAATCAGAATGATACTCTTGATAAAACTGCATCGCCTCATCTACGCGGTCTTCAACTTGATCTTCATCAACATTGATCTCAATCACAGGAGCGCCAAGCGCTCTTAGCGCATAGTCGATTAATGTTTGTCTGGAATTTGGTTTAGCCATAATTCTATTTATACATTCCAAACACTAGAATCTTATTTGGCAATGTTCTAGAGTTTCTGGCTGGCGGCAATTAATGATGCCATTGCCGCTAGGTAGAAATACTGTTGCAGAAATAAGGTTGTGACCTTCCATTTTCTTTTCGTCAAAAATAGCTTGTGCCGCTTCTGCGTCTGCTACATCTGCTGTAGAATATTGACTAGCTCTCCAAGCAGTAACTGCTGTAGCTTTTTCTTGCTCATCAGCATTCTCGTCGTGTATCAAATCCTTTAGCTCTTGAGGCATTTTACTTGGCTGCGATAGCATCCAGACTGAGTCTTTTAAATGTAAGATTTTATTTTCCATATTAAGTTGGCCACGCTGTTGCTGGTATGTTTACGATGCTATAATCTGCATCAAGGCAAAGACGAACTTTTCCATCTCCAATTGCTGAAAATGCATCAGCACCAAAAGTTGCTGCTCTGCAACGCACAATCACACCTTCATTGCTAGCATTAACTCCATATGCAAAACTTCTAAAACCTCCAACGCAGTTTTCAATCACTGCACCATCTAAAATTTTTGTAGATCCATTGAATGCTCTAAAAAAACCATTGTTTCCAGAAGTGCAACCAATTGCCTTCCCAGAAAAGTGAGTTTCAGCATTTAAGAAATTTACAAATCCAAAAGAATTAACACCAGCAGTGCAGTTGTAAAAATTCGCATCCACTGTTTTAATACCACTTGTTTCATTTGCTCCGAAAAATGACTTTATGCCCGCCGTGCAATTTTTGTATGTTCCTCTAACACCAAACCCATCAACATCAAAAATTATTTGATTGGATGAAGCCGCAAAAGCTTTTTCTCCTCCAACACAATTTTCAGTCACACCATTTATATTTTGTTGACCAAAAGAAAACTCACCTGACGCTGTGCAGTTTTTAATTGTTCCATCATTTAATGAACCACCAAAACCGCCAAATCCTCTGACTGTGCCAGTGCTTTTGCATCCTTCAATCAACCCATAATTTTCAACGTTCGACAAAAATGTTGGAGCTGAACAATCAATTATGTCTACATAATTCTCAAGCATATAAAAATATGATCCAGATTTTACGCCCTTGATGTCAGCATAATTGCTAGTTATTGATATATTTGAATTAACATTCGTAATTAATCCATAATTCTGATCAAGGAGAATGCCATCAATCTGAATGTGATCACGATTGCCAACACCAATAATTGAAACATTGTTATTACCTGTTCCCATAATAGCTGAATGATTTGATCCACGAGGATAAATTCCAGACATGACAATCAAATCAGCATAGCCATTACCAGTTGCTAATGCTACCGCTTCGTCATACTTGTCTTGGATGTTGTCACCATCGTTGCAGATGATTACTGAGTTAGTGTTGTGCGGCGTTGCTAGATAATTGGCTGCAATGTCAGCAGAATTGGTTGCAACAGCACCATCAGCCAAAGCTTTAACCGCAAAGGCAACAGAACCATCAACAGTATTGTCGTCATTTAGGGTAGAAATGTTTGATGAATTATCTGTTATTGCTAATGCAATGGCGGTAGTGAAACTTGCGGTTGTGTCGTCGAGGATGGTACTCCAAGGTTGAACCTCAATCCCAATGTTATTTAGATGAAGAATATCAGCGCCGTCAATTGTAGCACCCCCAGTAAATGCAGGACTAGCGAGTGGAGCCTTTAAAGCAATCAACGAGTTAACTGTTGTTGCAAAGTTTTCATCATCACCAAGAGCTGCGGCTAATTCATTTAAAGTATCTAATGCAGCAGGAGCAGTATCAACTAAGTTTGCTATATTGTTATCAACTTCAGCCTTAGTATAAGTTGTTGCTTGGTTCGCCTTTAAGTCGATCGCAGTTTGTTGTGCAGTTGAAATTGGCTTGTCTAGATCCGAAGTATTGTCAACGGCATCAAGCCCCAAAGATCTTTTACTTACATCTCCAATGACAAGTGACTTCGCTGAAATCTTTGCTGGAGTATTTATGCTTGCATTAATCATTAGATATTTTGTGTGACTCTAGGTGTTACGTCAACCTGTCCTTCAACAACACGTGTTACTACTGCAGGATCGTCGCCCGAAAGTATTTCGATGTCATAGACATATCTGCCGTATTTTAAGAGCGATGTCTGTGCGGCAGTTAAAGAACATGTGAGTTCAGAATCAGAAACATTAATAGAAATATCAAAGTCGACTGACGTAGATGAAGTGTATGATTTTCTTATCTGTCCACGAGCAGTGTAACTTGCTAGATCGAGTAGTCCAACTGTATTTGTAAGATCAAGTGTGAAATTGAAATCTGAGCCTTGATCTATGAATAGGTTTGCGTAAGTAGCCATGATAGTTTATTCTTCTGGAAGAAATGTTAATGAGTTGTCTGTAATATATTTTTCAACCTGCAGTTTTGTTCCAGTAACAATTTTGCTATGCGTAAAGATATTATTATGAATGTGAGACGTTAAAATTCCATCACTGATAATTACATTATCGTCATTTACAACAATAGCAAACTTTGTGGGTGGTACCACAACGCTATTTGGTTTTTCGGTGTATTCTGTAATAGGCATAATATTAAAATCCAGTCACGAAGATAAATTTCACCGCGGGGGAAATAAGTTTTGCTTTAGCTTCGCCAACTGTAATATCAGCATATGGTGCTAATAGCAGCGTACTATCACCTAAATTGTCCCCTGTTCCAAAAAAATTTAGTGCCCCGCGATTAGTGGCCCGCACGCCAGTTTCATCTTTAAACACATCCCAGAACGCAGTAAGAATTTTTAATTTAGCTTGACCTAAATTACTATTGGTCGCCTGAAAAGCGACCACACTACTTGGTATAGACCAACCATCGACTATATCAGTCGGGCCCTGAACCGGATCTTTCATATAAAAATGTGTAAGACTTGTATCATGAAATGATGGAAGAGGATCTGTAGCCAATATGTTATTGCTAATATTGATAAACTGTATATCCTGCAATTTCTCAAATCCTACTACGCTATTCAAATCTAAACCGAGCGCGCGAAAATATTTGAGTTTAGTGAATTTGCTTAGGTCTATGTTACCACCAAGCTTAGCCTCAGATGACGTGTCTAACGTTAAATCGGTTATGTTCTCTGGATTTGTGAGTGAAATACTTGGCATAGTACTAGTATTTATACAAATTCGCCGTGATCAATCTCTTCTAAAGTCAATCCTTCTTGTTCAATAAACTCTAATACTTCTGCCTCAGTGTCAGCAACAAAGAGATGATGAACTGTCATAGCATTAACATAACCTTGCATAATCTCTTCGTGTGTCTTAGTCACATCATTATATGCGACAGCATATTCTCCTTCTTGGACAATGATGTTATTAATTGATTCGTGGTGTAGAGTGTGTGACATATTATAATAGTATTGTATTGAATCCTTTGCCAGCGAGTGCAGTTTTAGCTTCTCCGACTGATATATCGAAAGTAGGATCATTCAACGATGCGCTTGGGTCGATCAGTTCATTATTATTAATAGTGTTTCCATTGCCATTCATTTTAATATATCCGTCCGTTATTCCAGGTTTATTATCGACAACATATGCTATATAAAATGCTAAGAGCGCACGAATAATATCAGCCTTTGGTATACTACTATTATTATGTATACGAAAGTCTGATAATCCGATATCATCAACAGTTGGGGTTGTAGGTGCATATACAACAAACGGGTCAGCTATTGAAGTAAAAGAGTTAAGCTGACCGAAAAACTTTGCTAATCTTTGATTACTATTTCCAAATCGCAAACTTGGAATACTACCGCTAAAATTGCAATTATAGAGATTAAGTCCATTCGCATTGCTCCCGAAATCACTATTTAGAACTGTACCCGAAAGATTCGAATTGCTATTCACACTAAATTGTGCTAACTGAGGCGGAAGTCTTCTCTCGTCATTGATCCCGCGTGGAATTTGACCAGTGATACCACTATTTGCTATTAGTAGTTGAATTAAAGTATCGGGTAAATTATCAGGAATTGCACCTAAACTCACTGTACTATTCTGTAAATACAATCGCTTTAAAACGGGATAATCGCTTGTATCTGGAAAAGAAGTAAGAGCATTTTCGCGCAAGTCTATTTTATCAAGTGCAGTCTTTCCAGTTGGGTTAGTGTCTATAAAATTCTCAACACCGTGACCATCACAATAAAACTCAATAAGATTATCATATTCAGTAATATCTATTGTACCGCCTAAAGAGTTATTGCCACTTCCACCAAAGTTGATTACGCTGACATCATCTTTAGGTGAAACTATCTCGATAGCGTGCGTACCCGCATTGGCGTCAATAGTATGAGTAATTGGAGGTACACCAGTTACCAAATTGATTTTACCATCACCCCAATTAATTGTCGCACCATCGCCAGAAGTAGTACCCACGCCAACATTGCTAAATGTTACATCAACAGTATTGAGAGGATGTACCCATAAACCAGTGTCGTAATAACGTTTCCATACTAGAGTATCTCCAGAATAAACGAAATCTGCAGGAGTGTTTCCACTTCCAACGTCAAGTGTTGTTTTTGATATCATAGTACGATACTATGGAGTGACGATGTAAAGTGTATTAGTATCTGGTGTAAAAGCCCCGTCGTCATAAGCAGTCTGCGTTATCTTGACAATATTATCGTAATCTGCGCTGGTCGGTTTATCGTCGAGAAGATTATTTGTTTGAGCTTGAGTATAGTAGTTATCAAGAACATCCGCGTTGTCTTCCAATGCAGCAGCGAGTTCATTCAATGTATCAAGTGTGGCTGGTGCTCCATCGATAAGATTGGATATTGCAGTAGCAATAGGATCAACTAAATCATTATCACTAATACCACCAGTGAAAACATATTCAGTTAGGTCACCATCAATAAAATTCCCTGAAGAATCGGGTGTTGCACCATCTGCGACTAAAACCTTTAGACCAACATATCTTTCATTAGTATCTAACGCAGCTTTAGCGTCAACTAAAGTAGCATAAGGACCTGATCGTTTATCAAGTGATTCCCGCGAGGAGGAATTGAATCCTGTTATA